TTTTTTGTATATATCAATGTATTTGTGTGATACCGTTTTTTCATCGCTGCTCAAATCGAAGCGATAATCAATTTCGATAGCAAATAAATCAGCAATGTCTTTTAACCTTTCTGATCTTGTCTGCTCTGAAAATTCACAAAGTTTCTGGGTACTATCACTCCGATTGATTCCTATCTCATATCCACTTCCTATAATTGTATTTGATATTGCTTGCGTTGCTGTCCAGGACTTGGCTTCTTCTGTTTTTAATGCAACTTCATTTAATAATTCCATTCCAACATCTTCACAATAGATATGCCAAGTCATAGAGTCGTCATCTTTCTCAGAATCTATGATCTGGAACATTATATCCTCATCATTTTCTGTCTTCCGCAAAATATAGTTCCCTGGTGTTGTGCAAATCTCAATATTCCTCTGGTCCGATGCCGTATATGATACATCGCATTCAAAAGATGTTGCCATTGTTTCAATATCTTCTGTTTTTTTATCATTTGATATAACACTTCCTTTCGGCAGCTTAGTTGAGGTTTTCCCTATAATATTTAATTCACGATCTGCAAAATACAATATCATAACCACACCTCCCTCACTAATAATTGGGTTTCTGGAATCTCACTCCAATCTGACGTCAATACTCCGATCGTATTCTCTCCAGGGGATAAATAAAAACTCTCCCATGTATTCCCTAGTGCTCCCAGTGTTTCTGATTCCCTATTATTCACAAAAATTTTTGCATCTTCGCATTGTGCCGTAATAATATCTCCAGTTTGAAATGTATTTCCAGACCCTTGTTGTTCTGATACATTTCCGATCTGTATGATTGTTTGCGCATCATTTTTATATGCTGCAACATATCCAGCATTACTTTTCATTTTCCATTGTATTTTGGGGAAACACTCTTGTGTCCCTTCATAATAGATCTCTGTTTTTTTAGATAAACTATATGCTTTTTCCTTTATCGAATATTTGAATGGGTCAGCACATGTAAATTCTAATTCTCCAGTAATACATAATCTTCCAGGATCTACATCTCCAATCGAAGTGAGTGTTCCAGTGAAATATTTATCTGGTTCATCTGCAAATACAATCCTTGCAGAATCCACATTTAAAATCTGAGCCATCTTATTATAGGCCAGACGGAAATCAAAAGCGGTAGGACTCATCAGCTGATATCCTACCGTAATCACTCTTTCTGTGAATCGTCTTCCCTTAACCTCTTTACCGTGTCTTCTGGTTCGGTCAAAAAATTCTAATTCAGGAGCAAGAGATTCCCTTCCACTAACATATAGTGTCCTATACCCCAGAATCTCATTTTCAAGAAATTTTCCATTGAAATTCATTGCTTCAGAAGGCAATGCAATCTCATCTTGTGAATCATAGATATCTATAAATTTGTATTGCATATGCGCCTCCTGTTACAATCTTCCTAATTTTCTGTTTTGTCTTGTCTGCCGTTTGCTTAGCTCTGCTTCTGTGTATGGAGCTGTTACTCTTGCAACCTCTTTGCCATCGAGATCAACTGGAACAACAATCGTATACTCTGCTTGTGCATAGTAGTCATAATCACTACTAAGACTACCGCCAACATCTCCTGCAATCGCAAGATTATCAAAGTTTGGAATTGTTATAATATTGTTCATCGTTTTATCCAGTGTATTACCCATAGAAGAAATTCCATTGACAAATCCTTTTACAACAAAAACACCTAGGGCTTTCATGACACGGGATGGTGAGTGGATTTTTAGTTTTCCTTTCACTGCCCTTGTGAGGATATTAGCCAAATCTTTTGCTGCTTTATTTAAAGCTTTTTTATTCGATTTAGATGTCAATCCCTTCACAAACCCTTTTGTTGCATCCTGTGCAATCTTATTCATTTGTATTTTTAATTTGCTAAGCTCGGTTGTAACCGCGTTATTATAATCTTTATCGATCTGGTCAATATATGGCTTGTAATATGTCTGAGCATTCGAATTAGCACTATTAATAAATGCTGAATAATCCCTTCCATACTGAGTGAGCCATGCATCACTTTTCTTTAACAGTTCTGTTGTATATTTCAGACCCTGTGCAGTATCAAGATTCTGGATATCTTTCATGAGATCATACGGAAGCACCTTTTTAAGTCTCTCCATATTTTTTGCAAGCTGTTCAACCTGCTTTTTCTGTGCTTTAAAATCCACAATAGAAATAAACCCATAACTATCTGAGCTAAAAAGATCTCCATAATCAGCCAATTTACTCTTATAGCTATCCCGATCTGAGACAATCGCATCGTATTTCTCTTGATATTTCTTCCCAAGAGCTGTTAACGCCTTATCTGCTGCATTGATTGCTTTTTGTCCTTGGTTCTTTATAGTTTTGCTCATGTCAGATTTTAGAATCTTTCCAACCTTCGTATAAGCCTTCTTGAGTTTCGGATGCTGTTTCTTAAGTTTCTTGACACCTGCATTAATCTTATTATTTAAAGATTTTGTAATACTAGACACCTTATTATTCATAGATGTCTTGTACTTATCAATTGCACCACCTGCAGCATCTTCATATTTACGAGATTTTGTAGCCTTCGTCATAGTCTCAATTGCTGTTTTTGCCAAGGTTTTACTTGCTGATTTCACGCTACTGATGCCGTTTCTAATACCAATCGCAAGCCCCGCAGCTATGTAGCGACCATCTTTTTTTGTCAACTTGGATGGTGAATGAATCTGAGCTTTTGCCTTAATTGCCTTTTCTGCTGCTGATACCATTCTGGATGCTGCGGCTTCGATCTGTCCCAGACATGAACTCATTCCTTGTGCAAACCCTTGACTGATATAAACACCTGCACTGTATGCTCCAGATCGTCCTGAACGTAATCTTGAATTTGTGCTAGATACAGCTTTTGAGGCAATACCTGGTCCTTTGCTTAATCCACTTTGCATAGAAGAGGTGAACCCGCTTCCCATCTTCTTTCCAGATGATTTTGCAGCATTGGCCGTACTGGACATTGATTTTTTGATTCCAGATAGCGCTGATGTTGCTTTCGCTCCCATGGATCCAAAGCTTGAATTTACAGATGTTGATGCTGCTGATAGGGTCTTCATGCCATTTGCAGTCTGTTGTATGTCGGAGCCTTTACGAGAGATTTTTCCAATCCCGATTGCTACTGCCCCAAGGCTTTTTGCAATAGATCCTATCGATAATCCGGAAATCATCTTGATTCCTTCGGCTACACTCTTAAATCCAGTTCCTGCATTCTTCGCAGATTCTCCAACAGACTTGATCACACCCGAAATTCCATCAAGTACACTTCGAAGCCCTCCGCTGATTGCGCCAACGACAGTTTTGATAACATTTCCAAATGCAGTAAATCCTGTACTTGTTACTGTAAGCGATGTTCCAAGTATTAAAAGCCCGGCTCCTGCTGTCGTAGCTCCAACTCCAACCGCTAGTAATCCAGCTCCAAGTACAATACATCCAGCTCCAGCAACTGCTGCTCCTGCTCCAAATACAATCATGCTTGCTCCAAGTGATGCTATTGCCACAGCTCCTGCAGTTCCGTATTGCACTACTGTTGGAAGAACTCCTGCAACAACTGCTAACGATGCTGCCGCTAATAATGCCCCCGCGCCAACAAGTACAATTGCTGCACCAAATGCAATAAACCCAACGGCTCCCGCTATCATTGCTGGTCCAACGGCTCCTGCAATCGCCATTAACGCTCCAACAGCTACAACCATTCCTGCCATACAGGCGATCGCTGGTGTACCTGCATTTGCAAGTGCAATACTTGCCGCCGCCATGATCGTTAGTCCGGCTGCAACTAATACGACTGCCGCGCCCATTGCTAAAAATGCAACTGATGTAGCAGATAGTTGTGCCGGTGCAACCGATACACTTTTTAACATTGCTGTCAGTCCAAGTCCGATCAATGCTAAAGCACCAACCATACCAATCATAACTCCAATTGCTACGCCTCCGGAATTAGCAAGTGCAATAGCAGATCCAGCCATAATTCCAAAATCTGCAGCTATTGTCAGTACTCCAACTCCAAGCATCATGAACGCTTTTGCTGCTTGCATTGTTTGCCTATAACTTTCCATACTTGCTGATCCAACTGCTTTTTCTCCAACTGCAATACCAAATAGTTTTCCTGCAATTGCGGCAATCCCTTTTCCTGCTAATTTAGTAATTGCAGATCCAAATGTTTGTACCGCTGGTGCAACTGATTTTACAATTTTAAAACCTTTGTAAGCTACTAATAATTTTGGTAATTGCGTTATCAGCGATGCAATTGCATCTGAATGATCTTCACAAAATCCAGCAAAACTTTTTAACCCTCCGGTAATTTCACCAATTATGCTTTTAAATCCAGATACAGATTTTGCAGAGCCAAATGATCCATTCAATTCTCCCATGTTTTTTCCAATAGCACTTATTGCTGATCCGAACGCTTGTCCTATTTCTTTTGCATCTGTCTTGAAAACAGACCAGTATTTCCCAGCCTTTGTTGCAAAGCCACCAATCTTGCTCGCTATTTTATTACCATCGACATTATCTAAAAGATTCGTTACATCACTTACTCCCTTAATTGCAATGCTAGATACTTTATCAAACGCTGGCTGCAATTTATTTGCTGCCGTCTCTGTTAAACCATCCATTGCTTGTCCAACAGTTTTATATTCTGTTGCAAGCTTTGTGAACTGTTTATTCGTTCCTGTCTTAGCAATTGCCGCAAAAAAGTCTTCGGTTTTTACTTTACCATCCTGAACATCTTTGATTAACTGTTGCGTAGATTTTCCCATTGTTTTTGCAACAGCTGCAATACCCGCAGGTGTCTGATCAAGCATTAATTTGAAGTCTTCCCACTGTATTTTAGGTTTTGCTGCCATCTGTGTAGCCTGCTGTGACAAAGTTTTCATTGCTTGCTGTGGATTTTCTGCTGCTGCAGCTAAACCTCCAAATCCTTTTACAAGTTTCGTTGTACTTTTTGTACCAACTGCATCTAATTGAGCATATGTAGATGCCATATCTGAAGAACTGTAAATCGTCTGCTCCGCAAATTTTTGAAGCTCTTTTTTGGTCCTTGCTATTTCTTTTTTTGAATGACCATTCATGCTCATGTTACCTTCAAAAGTTTTCCATGCAGCACTTGATTCATTTAGTCCTCCTACAATTTCTGAAAGTCCAGAAGTGACTACAGACACCGCTTTATTTCCAATCGCCATCATTGCCCCGAATCCAATGCCGCTTTTTAATTTTTGCCCAAGAGAGGTAACCGCTGCACCAGCAGACTTCATCCCAGATGTAAATCCTTTATCTTCCGCAGATAACACTGCTTGTACACTATATGATTCTGCCATCAGCTCTCCCTCCTTCTTAGCAATCTCTTCATCTTCTCAAATCGATCTGGCTTATTCTTTTGTTTTGCCTGATTGATCGCATCTTCGTAGTCGTAGAATTTCTTAAATGTTGGATAGACTGGTTTTTGTCTGTTCTTTCCGGCTTTCTTTTTTGCACGTACGGCAAAATTAAGAAACGCTTGCCAGTGATTTCTGTAGTCTTTATCTACTTCTTTTAGCCTTGCCGCTTCAGCCATGATCTCATATTGTGCGATTGTTAATCGATCAACTTGATCAAACGACGTAAAACCAAAATACCGGAAGCATTCAATCGCCAGCTCCCGGTATATTTCTTCAAAATCTTTTATTCTTCCTGTTTCTTCTTCTGTTTCTCCACTTCTTCCTTCAGCTCTCGTGTCGTTCTCTTCGTAGCATTTGCATTCTCTAAGAAACCCAATACCGTATCAAATAATGCATCGATATCTGTGTTTTCATCCTCAATGTGCTTATCTAACTCTGTTCGTTCAAGTCGTGGTGTAAATCCTTTGTTCGCTACCAATAAAACATCTTCTAATGCATCAAGATCACCATCAAGCATTTCTGCAACTTTATACTGCAGACCAATGTCTTTTGTTTTTCCTTTAATATTTTCTACTGGGACAGCAATTGTTTTGTTGATCTCTCTCATGAATCCCATTCCAAAGTTAAATTCATATGTTGATTTGTTAATCTGTAATTCGTACATGTATTATATCCTCCTAAGCTCCTGTTTTTGGTGTATCTACGAATGTATATGCCTGTTCCTGCTGCTGTGTTGTCACAGTTACATCTCCATCCACACCTGTTCCATTGATACCAAATGTTAAAGAAACCTCTACAAACTCATCTGCATTAGCTGTATATTCGATTTCTGTTAAATACCCCTGGAAATACTTTCCTTTGAATTTGTTATTTCCTGCGGATACTGGTTCTGCCAGATTAGCCTCCCAAATTTCAATCAATGCATCATCATCTAAAGCCTTTTCTAGTTTTTTAATCATTTCGTCATCTTTCTTTAAGATTGATGTTGCTGTGATCTCCACTTCTGCAGCACCTGGTGTTCTGACAGAACCATCCTTTGTGGCTGTGGAATCTGCATCTTTTGATTTAGTACGGCCATTTTCTGTTGTAAATGCTAACGCTGTACCATTCTGTGTTGCCGCTTCTGATAAAATTCGATACAGATAAACAATCTTCTTGCCCTGCACCGCTTCATTTCCAAAAAGCTGTAAATTTAACATTGCTACCTCCTAATTAAATGTAAATTCTAATTCTAAAACCCCGTGCATCAGGGGTTCTTTCGTTGTTGCGTCTGAGAGGATTCTTTGATTTACTCTTACAAGATTCCAACCAAAGTTTTTTGTTTCTTCGATCTTGTAGCACATATCTTTGATCTCTAATAATATCTTCGATAATGTTCCTCTCTGTCTTGGGTTGTTATGCCAGACATGGATTACCTGACTAACTGCGCCAAAGACTGTTGTTTTATTTGCCTGATCATCCTGTGTGCTGTCAGCAAGATAAATAAAAGGATACGGGGTTCCATCTGGCGGTAAGAATGTATCATACACACCAATTCCCGTATCCTCATATTTTTCTTTTAATTTTAACAGCAACATAGTAAATAGTTCCTGCTGTGGATCCATAATCACCTCATTATCTTTTCTAAGTCGCTTTTAAAAATACGTTTCTGTTCATCCAACGCAGGCTTTAGATAAGGCTGTGCTTCCATAAAGCGTGTTCCGTATTCAACATATTCTGCGTAGTCAACTTCTGGCTCAACCACTGCTGTTAATCCAGAATCTTTAATACTAAGGGTAACGTGTCTTTTTAAATTACCTGATGGCGTTACGAATTTAAGTCCTTCTCCTTTAACCCACTCATAATGCCCTTTAAAGTTATCAGTATTCTTCTTTACTTTCTTTTGTAATTCAGCTCCATTATGTCTAACAACAGTTTTTGCAGCTTTTAAATCTAAATTCTTTCTCAACTTCGCATTAAGCTGATCTAATCCATTCACCTTAATTCCACTCATCATTGCACCTCCGACACAATAAAAGTCTGCTTGGTTCGAAGCTTCCTTGAATGATCTGCCTTATAGATTGTATTTCCAACTCTGATCTGATCAAATGGCTGATCATAGTGATTTTGTAACTGAATCGTTAAACTGCCCTGCTTGATCATCCCATAAACCAGTCGCATCATCTGTGTTGTTGTATCCATGATCGAGGCTTGTCTTGAATCTTCGCTTACAGGATCTTCTTTGTAATCACCTGTTTCCTGATCATATTCTCCTTGTGTCAACTTTTGAAAGTAAATCGTTGTGTCATATCTCATAGAAACCTCAACTTTCCTCGTTTTGCATCTTTTTGCGTTTCTAAATATGCCCGAATCTCATCCATAAACGGAGCAAAATCATTTGCGGACGCATATGACTGTGTTTCTCCTTCAACATTATGACTTGCCAGTCCTTCGGATCCGATGCGATTAAAACGAATGATCGCTACTTCGATAATGATGTGTTCCATCTCATCTGGTGGATCTGCGCCGCCAAGAAGCAATCGAAGCCTCGATTCTACAGAATCTAAGATCAGCATCAGTTTTTCGTCCTGTGTGGAATCCTCAAAACAAAGCATTATCTTAAGCTTTTCCAGCATTCGCTTTCTCCTTTACTTCCGCGATTAAAGGAACTCCCTGAGCGTTTCCACTGCTAAGAAGTTCCTCGATTCTAGTTTTATTTGGCACTGGATCTAATCCCTGTCTTGGATATGTATCCCCAACGTCATAGTGATGATACACTTTGCCGCCTTTAATATCTTTATAATCCTGTAGATCATGAAATGCTTTTACTACCTCATAAGCCATATCAGCACCTCACTATTCTTTCGCAGCGGACACTACATCCCCTGATCTTACTGCTTTATAGTTACGATCACACTCAACAATTGTCACATGACTGCCTTTTGCTGCTGTGATTTCTGATACTCCATCCCATTTAGACCAGTTCTTTACATCCATGCCGTAAGTTACTGTTGTTGCCGCAGATGCATTTATTTTATATTTAAATGCATTTTTCATAGACATGAGCTGTTCATCCATTGTGATCGCTGTATCACCAGCATTTGTACCTTCTACTGCTGTAAGATGTAACTCTCCAAGAGTCTGTGTATCTCGGCTTCCAACACTTGTATAGGCGATTGCATCTAGATATTCGCAGAAAAGGCGTAAGCCCATGATTGCGAACATATCTGAAATCGCTCTTTCGTATGTTCCCTGTGCGTGAAATCCAATAAATCCTGTTGTTGGATCTGTTGTGTAAGATAATCCAGCTTTTACAAATTCACTGTCTCCTGGATCGACGTAATAAGCTACGATGTTGTTTAATGGAGTTGCAATTACAACACCTTCTGGAATCTCAGAGCTGATAAATACTACATCAGCACCTAAGAAATTCTTCATGTACTCAAATCCAAATGCTGTCTGCAGTGTAATATCTGCTGCACCTAGGTATTTGTACACATCAAGTGTATTAACCCATACAGCCACACCCGTTGCGGTTCTTTTCATCTTCTTGAATTTGTCCTTAACTTTTCCGATAGACATTGCAATCGCCATCTGCCATGTCGTTTCTGATCCTGTTAATGATCCAGCTTTTAACTGCTTGTAGAATTTATCACTAACCTTATTTTGAAGATCTGATTTAAATTCTTCGTCTGTATCATTGACAGCAACATCATATCCTTTTTCTGCAATTGCTTCCAAGGATACGCCTTTTCGATACTTTTCAATCTTAATCGTATCGAATACATTTTCTGTTACTTTGTACTGAGAATATGGGATTTCTTCTCCCTCTCCAATATCTCCTGATTTCAGTTCTCCTGCTACTTCTTTTGTTTTTAAGGCACTTCCATTCTCTTTTCTGATCATCCTTGCGATACCAAGTACATCTAATAATGCCTGAATATTCTTTCCGAAAGATGTTACAAAGTCAATTTCCCTTGCCTTTACTTCTAAGTTTCCCTGTCCAGTCATTCCATCTGGTGCTGCAAATAACTGCAAGTCTAATTTATATTTTCCCATTTCTTCTCCTTTCTTTACTGGAACAGATTGATATTTTCTCGGATCATCTTCTGACGTTCAATCGGATCTTTAATATCCATTATCTGCTCCTTTGTGATCGTGTTTCCACCGCCTGTTCCTGCTTTTGGTGGTTTTCCTTTGATCGCTTCTTTAACTGCTGCCTGCACAGCTTCTTTGTACATTTTTGCAAATGATTCAACTGCTGTCTTAGTTCCGTCTGCATCGTCTGCTACCAAATTACCAAGAAGCTCATCTGGAATATTGATGTCTTCGTCCGCTAACATCTTTCGTGCTGTTTTCGCAAGTTCTGTTCTGGCATTCATCTTTTTCAGTTCTTCCAGTTCTTTTTCTGCTTTCTTCGCACGATATTCCGCTTTTTCTTCTTTGGTCATTTTAGCAAGCTTTTCTGCTTCAGTCAGCTTATCGTCAGTCAGTGCCTTCCATTTCTCTTCTGCGTTGGTCACTGCTGTTTTGACTGCCTTGTTTACTCTGCGATCAAACTCCGCCTGATTTCCTTCCTGGCCTAAGAAGTCATCAAACGACATTGGTTCATTATTTCCACCATCTGTTCCGGATCCATCGCCATTCCCGTCTCCGGTCCCACCGTCATCTCCTTCTGTGAACAGTTGTAAAAATAACTTGCGTTTCTCCATGTTTGCTCCTTTCGCCCTGATCCGTCTCTTCCAGATCATTGCTAACAAAAACTTAGTTTAACGACTTTTCGGTCATAATAGTTACACAATCCGAACATAATTCGGATAAGCATCTGCAATGCTGCAAATACCAATAAAAAAGGAATCTATCAAAGTTTTCGATTTCTCTGATAAATTCCTGTATTTGATAAAAGCCTGTCCAGCTTTTAAATCGTATTCTATTTTGTCGTCGGTTAGATCATGAATCGACTTTACTAGGTTCTGCAATAACATCGACACCGATGCACATATAATGTCTCTGCCATACTCTGCATAATTTGCATGACCTACTACTGCGATTTCATGATCACGTATTTTTATTTCTATCATTTTTGTTTTTAGCTCTCTTTCGAAGTCTTTTAATTATTTTGTCTAAATCTTGTTCGGCTTGTCCCAACTCTTCTTCCGATAAATTAGCGTCTCCTATAACTCGAAACTTTGGAATGTCGTCCTTGATCATTCTTTGTTTTTCTTCTTCTGTTAATCCTTTATAAATATCTTCATACGCCATAGCTACACCTCTCGTAAAAGAATATACCAGACTCCATCTACTTTCTTTTTGCTTAAAACCTTGAACCCTGATTTTCGCAAATAAAATAAGCACTACCCATCATCATTAGCAGTAGTGCCTATTCTTCCCATTCTTTAAGTTGATTGCTTTCTTCCTTTAATTTTTGAAGTTCCTTTTCTCTTTCTTCAGGAGCCATATCTCTGTGAATAATTACATCCTTCTTTTCTATGTCAATTCTCTCCATACAATTCCGAACTCCTTTCCAAACTCAGATAATGTTTTTATCTGAGCTTTCTCTATATCGTAATTGTATGGCGCAGATACATATTTGTCAACGTTTTGATTGAAATATGCACTTCTAAACGGCTTATTTCCTGTTTTATATAAAAATACTCTGCCGTCGTGCGTAGCGACAATACCAAATTCATAACCTCTTGCACCTGCAGACACAAAATCACTTCCTGTTGGTAGAATATTTGTAGGATGATTATGTATACCTATAATTCCATCCACATTTGCATATTGTTTAATTTTCTTTATCTCTTCTAAAGATAATTCTACTCCAAGCTCATTTGCTCCCTTTGTCTTTGAAAATAACCTTTTGCCAGTCTTAGCACTAATTATGTATAAATCTTCGCCATCTGTTCCATTTCTATGAGTTAGTATTGCTCTTGAATACTTTCTCACAGAGTTATTAACAGCACTGTTTTTTGTTATTTTATTGAATTTTCTTCCATAGTGATCCGATTTTATTTCGTCTAACAAAACATGATTGCTTCCTTTGCGTAAGCATTCAATATTTGCGCTTTCCGTTACATTTAATTGTTTCCATGTGTCAAAATCAAGTCCATGCTCCGAATACGTATCTAGCCATTTCTCATAATCATTATCATCCATATGAGCCGCTGTACTACAATGACAATACGGATGCATTGGCGGGGCATTTTCTCCGGGCATCATATCCTCGACTTTAAATACCTTTCCATCCAATGATCTGCATTGATTGCATGCATCCGCTTTCTCACATGCTATGTATTCATACTCTTCAAAGCCATTCTGTATAAACGACTGTTTCTGGGCTTCTGTCTGAACTCTTGCAAGTTCTGTAACCATCAGCCTCATTGCGTTGCTTTCACTGACTCCAAATCGTTTTTCTAAATGTCTTGCCAGTACACTTGGATGCTTTCCTTGAATCAATCCTTCTTGAAGAAGTTTATCAATCTCTGATTTCAGCATTGACTGATGCGCCCAGATACGTTCTGACCAAGTTGCATTTTTGTAAGACGCATTTACGATCACTTCTGCTTTTTCGCCATTGTTCTGAATTGTCTTTCCAAGAATACCTGCTTGTTTTCGCATTTCTTCCTCTGTCCGCTGCGTAAATGCGTCTCCAAAAATCTTCTCGAGTTCATCATAGCCACCAACTAAATGCATTCCAATATTAGCTTTCAACAGCTCTAATCGATTGATCTTCATCGCTGCATTATAATACCGCATTTCATCATTTGCTTTCTTTGAGAGATCTTTGTTCTTTACATAGCGTTTTGCTTTCTTAGCATAGGCTTCAATATCAATCTCTGAAATTCGTTTCTTAGCTTCTGCCATCGTGATTCCTTCTGATTTCGCATATTTTACATAGAATCCATTGATCTCCTTTTCTATATTTTCAAGCATATCCGCATAAATATCATCTAATTTCTTTTGATACTCAGCTTCATTTTTGATATTCAATTTTCTCTGACGTTCTTCTCGCTCTCTCCAGTAATTTTTACTGCTCATCTGTCTTGTCTCCAAACATCTGCTGCATCACTACATCTCTCGGCTTCTCCTCTTCTTTGTCTATACGTTCAATCTCTGTCTTCGGATTATCCACAACACTTAAGACTCCGAGCTGTGTTTCTTGTGACACAACGCCAGAAAGATTTTGTGCGATCTGACTTTCTTCTAATAGGTTTGCTGGAACATTTGGTGTGAATTTATAATGCAACTTCACCCAATCATCTTTTTTCATAGCATTTCCAGGATTGCTAAAAATCAGCTTATATCTTCGATTCATTCCAGAGGTAAACTTTCGTTCTTTGGTTTTTCTAAGGTTACTCATTCCCTGCAATTTATATGCCATTGCAATACCCGAACTTGTTCCAAAATTTTCATCTGAAATATTGGCTACCATGGCAATTAAAAATATCAGATTTTGTAATCGATCAAGTAAGTTTTCCTGCGTCGTGTCTCCGTTTGGTTTCTGTAAGAAATCAACGATTACACTTTCGCCATCTCCATCAAAGTTGATCACACGGTCTGATCTAATATGTTTCAATTCATCCTCATCTAGCAAAGTCCCTATAATTTTCAAATATGCATCTGCAAAATAATCTACATCATTGGCTTTTTCACTGATTGCTTTGTTGAATGCATTGATTATGGACATCACCGGTTCGAATATTCCTTGGCATTCTTTATTTTCACGATATTCCGTAGCTGGAACCCCATTAAAGTAATGTAATTGTTCTTGTTCATTCCAAACAATCTTTCCTTTTATAGTAAACCATCGAACTTTTTCTTGGTCCGATACACTTCCATGCAAGACATTATCCTCATCCCTATATAGCCGAACAAAATAGCGTTCACGTTTAAGTACCGAATCATCATAGATCATAAACGCTTCTGTTGGATCTAAATATATAATTCCGACGTTTCCATCTTCATCGTTATAATACATTTCGTACCCTTTTCCATAAATAGAGCAAATCTTAGACAATTCTGCATTATTGTCATCCTGATCATTATATTGATCGAGAAATTCTATGTATTTTTCAATCGCTTCCTCTCCACCATCTACTGTGATTTTGATTGGATTTCCAATGAAATACCCGTTCATTGTGTCTACAATGTATTTTGCAAAGTTTACAGCAATACGATTATCGGGTTTCCACTCTGGTTTTGTTTTTTCGTGAAAGATTGGGAAATCTGTTTCGTATGCATCTTGTAATTGTTTATACCGAAACGTGCTTTCTGTAGCATGCCTTGCGATAAACTGACTCAACTTCGCATCTGTTAGTTCTTCGTCTGGCGATATTCTATAAATTTCTTTTCGCATTATATTCCTCCTTTCACGTTGGTATTTAGTCTTGGCTTCTGTTTACGTTCTTCTTCAATTGAATAACGTAGCATAGCCATTGCATCATCAAAAAATGGAACTGGTTCATCCAGATAAGTATTTGTTCTCTCATCTTTCTTCCACTTCCATTGCTGTATTTCTTTAATTGTGTTTACACAGCTTGGATAGATGTGTATCCTATGCTGTTTAAGATAATCAATTTGAGCACTGACGCTGTTTGGTTCTTTCTTTACTCCTTTTGCTCTATATCCTGCTTTCTTCCACATCTTGATTCGATCTGGTTCCGCAGAGTCACACCACATTCGAAGCTTTTTGTTGAATCTTCCTGCTGCCCGTTTAATGATCTCCTCTGTATCCATCTCATACACATACAGTTCCTGGAAGAGATACAGATCACCGTCCTTAAATCCAACCTCCCCAATGCAGTTGGCATGATTGAATCCAAAGTCCTGTGCATTTACGATATAATCAAAGTGTTCTGGTGTACGATCAAATTCTTCTATGACATAATTTTTAAGGATTAATCCTGCAACTTCTCCCCATTCGCCTAGACCATAGACTCTATATCCTTCTGGATCTACTTCTTTGCGTCTTAACATTCGTCTGTGGTATGCTTCATCAATAAATCGGTTCTTTTCGTAAGTTGACTGGTGTGTCAGTACGTCAGAATCAGCGCGATCAAAGAACACTTTCTTGATCCAGTGGTGTGCTGACACAGGGTTAAATGTCATCCTAATCTGATAGAACTGTCCTTCTGGCAATTCGCCTCTCAATCGGTCATCAATGATCTCAAAATCTGACTGTGTGATCTCTGTCGCTTCTTCTATCCAAACATCTGTTAGCTTTCCTCGTTTGAATGTGATTGATTTCAGCTTTTCTCTCTGTCTTTCGTCGTTTACACCTCTGAATATGATCTGATTGTGATTACTCTTGCATTCTATGATCATATTTGATGCATTGATGTACCAGTATCGTTTATACTGTTCTCCAAACATACGAAAAATAGCACCCTGCAATTCTGCAAAAGTGCTATCTCTATTCGTTACATCTGCTTTTCGAACACATAAAAGATTACGACCAGGATCGCTCATGAGTCTCAGGATATAATGCTGTGCTGTATCCATACTCTTTCCGGATCCGGCAGAGCCTTTCATCACAATGTATCGTTTTTTGCTACGATCAACCTCTTTGAAGCAAGGATTTGCCTGTACTTTTATGTTCATCCAGTATCATCCTCACCATAGTCGATTGTAATATTCAGATCCATATCAGCATCAACTTCCAGCTTGTCCTTGAACATTCCGAGATGCTTTCCAAGCAATTCAAGAGCCTTCATTTTGTCATTCAATCGAACTTCTCTCTCAACCGATTTTCCTTTTGCTCCATCCATCGTCTTGACCTTTACGGACTGTATGCATGCCAGATCATCCTCTGTCGCATCTTCTCTTACAGAAGCATCTTCTGAATCTATTACATTTTGTGGATTTACAAATGCGATTCGTGCTAGTTCCTGAATAACTCTATCCTGATTGATACCAGTTCGCTTCGATCGCTCAGCTATCTTTCTTGAAATTGTCTCTGAAACTCTAGTTTTACCTAGTAGTTCAGATCCAATCTTATCAGCATTTTTTACCGAATATCCAGCTCTAATTGCAGCCTGAGTAGCATTTAGATCGATCAAATACTCATCGCAGAATCTTTTTTGTTTTTCTGTTAATGCCATTCAGGCTCACTCCTTTCTAAATTTACGCACGAAAAAAGCACCCGAAGGTGCCTTAATTCATTCAATATATTACTTAAAAAATCTTCGACATATCTACTATACTTTTGATTACTCCAGTCAAAAAAGCTGTAACTTCTGCAGTCCCTACTTTTTCTACTAAATCTTTTAATGCACTTTTATCCTCTTTTTGCAATTCTTGTTGAATCATTTTACTTACAATTACAGAATCTTCTAACGATGCAAAGATGTCCTTTAATTCCTTTATTTGTTCTTTTTGGTATCTGGCAAGTTCTTTCAAAAATTCTATTTGTTCTTCTTGATTTTCTATTTGTTGGACCTGATTTTCCTGTATTTGTTCTATGTTTTCTACAAGTTTTTTTCCTCTAGATGCTTGATTAATAGTCTTTAGCATCTTTTCTTTGTCTTTTTCTATTTTTTGCTGAAATTCCATTATACTTCGTGCTTTAAAATTTTCAATCATTGACTTTTCTAGTTCCCCTAATTCTGGAAGTTTACCACTTGCTGTTATCTCATTATCTGACATATCTCGTCCTCCTAAATTATTTATTTCTTATATTCTAGGTTACCATACAATTCTTAAATATGTCAGTTGTTTTTCATAAAATTATCAGCCCGCGCTCTTGCGCTAAAATATAGTTATATATCATCTCAGGAATTTAGGCGCAAAAAGACCCGGGGTCCGAAGATCACCCGGGTTCGTTCATAAGTAAAAAGAAGAGGACTAATTATGAATATTCATTCATCATTTTTCCTTAGCTTATATATTAAACCTTTTTCCTACGACAGTGAGCGACATTTATTCATTTTCTGCAAAAAATCTTTCATTTCTCTTCTGCAGATTCTTTTCATTGTACGCAATCTTTCTTTTAGGATGCATGGCATTCATCCTGTGTGCTACCTGTGTCCATGTCATTCCATCAATATAATACAGTCGGAAAATAGTTCTCAATTCACTTTTTTCGATGCTGCTTATATACTGTTCTACTTGATTTGTTAATTCTAAAAGTTCATTCTCTTTTTCAATCAACATAGCTTTTCGTTTATTAAGCAGCAGCCTCTTTCTGCTAAGTTCTGGTACTGGCATACCCTCAACAACAAAGTGCTGTATTCCACCCATGCCGCCGCTTACTGTGTCTTTTACAGTTCCTTCTTCTGCAATCTTCCAGATCTGCTTTTCAGTCTCTGTGATTCTTCTCCTTAAATCTTTAATTTCTTCTTTCATGTCACAATACTGGATCAGTACGTTCTTGTCCACGTTCTCCCCTCCTGTTACGTTTTATTATCTGCTGCCTTATTTGATCTGTTGTCTTCTGATGCTCTTGTCTGTGGCATAGCCGATTAGTGCAAATGCCCATGCAGATTATCTCTGCACAGGCTTTGCGTGACTCTACCATATTCTTCTTCCACCTTTTTGTTTCATTAGATTTCTTTTATAAAACTTTCTTCTAGTAGATGAATAGTATTTGACCTTATCCTCTTCCTTTTTCTGTCTTGCTGCTTGCATACTTAACTTCCATGCTGTAAATTCAGTGCATTTTCTTCGACATTCTATCCTCTCTTCTCCTTCTTTTTCATGATCGCACTTGAAACATGGACAATCTCTGTATCCCATTTATGTATCACTCCTTATAATCTGTTTAATGGACACTTCATACATGGACCATCCTCTGCAAATAACTCTTCTCTATCATTTACAAGCGTTGGATATTTACAATACCGATCGCACATCTCTTGTTTCACTTCTTCTAAGATATCGGTTACTGTTTTATGTTCTTTCTTCGCTACGCCTGTAAGTTTTTCAGTAATAGTCATAACCTCCTCCTTATTCGTATCTTCCTACACCGGATCCGTATCTATGCCAGGCTGTTCCTCTCTTTTGTTGTGTCTGTTTTCTTCTCATCCTTTCTTCTCTATCTACTTCATCAATGATCTCATAACGATATTGATCGTCCCAATAATTGATTAATTGTCGACTGATTCCTGTTTTCCGTGCCATAGTTTCGCAGGTAATTCCGTCATATATCATCTGTTTTACTATACTTTTTTTGTAATCGATGCTATATTTCTTGCGGCATACCTTGGTAATTTCTTCATCTTTATATTGTTTAATCCATCTTTTTAGCGTGCCTACGTTGATTGCGACTTTATCTGCAAATTCTTTACAACTTGTTCCTGAAGCTATGTAGGATCTTACCATTCCTCTTTTAAATTGTTCTGTGTACTTCATATTATTGCTCAGACAGCTTAGTTCTCTATCCGACATAACATTTTATCTTGATCACTGTTTCCATCTCCTTGTCCGATCATATAAATTGTTATGATTCTTTTTTGTTTGTGATTTGTAATACTGAATCTAGATAAATCGATGAAATTTTTATCTGGAAAAATCTGAAAAAATATGTTTACATCCTTGGTTAATAGTTGCTTTAAGAATCTAGCCGGATAGAAAACTAAGCTGTCTGTCTCCTTTCTGCCTGCTGCCGTGGCAACAGGCTTATAATTTGTTTCTTATGCGTTTTGATTATTAGTTACTGTGGTATATAAATCAGCTTAGCTGATCGTGCACTTATTTGTTTTCTCACACCAGATGCAGTCTTTATCACATTTCATTCTTTGCTTTAGTTTTAGACGTTTATCTGGACATAATTTCATTTCTTTAATCTGCTTGCCTGTATTTTCACAGACGTATCCGTCAAATTCTTTTTTATTTAACATTTTCTCACCTCACAATGTCCGCCAGTGCCAAAATACACCAGCCTTCTGTTAATCCTGCGAATCCTTCCAGGATATAGATAATTTCTTTTTCAAGAATCCGTCCTGTTGGTTCTCCATTGTCCATTTCTCTGTATTCGATTCTGTCGCCTAATTGATATTCTCTCTCATTTTTCTGTAGATCGAATGGTTTTTTACCTGTTTGCATATCATCAAAGAACATCTTGGCCAATTTGAGTTTATGTCTATGATCATCTGTGATGGTTTCCGGTACTTCTACCTTGTTTGTCTGTTCAATTTCCACCTTTAGATCATCTGGAAGATACTCTGGAAAATCTTTTTCAATACTTGTCTGGCCGGGAATTTCTTCCTCTTGTTGTGATGTCGCAACTGGCATAGATTCTGCTTTTGTCGGATTTTTCGGTTCTGGCTTCTTTTCTACTTTTTTTGGTTCTGGTTTAGATTCTTCCTCTATCTCTCCGTATGTAGCTTTCCATGGATCTGCTGCCCCTAAATCAAATGTCTGATCATATTCATTTAAGATTTCGCTCCAAGTTAGCTCCTGCACTCCGGATACTCCCATCGTTCGAACTGTAATTTTTTCATCTTCGAACTTGATCACCAAGACTCCTTTTTTCATTAACCGATATCCTTCAGGAATGACTGCTGCCTTGATATCGTCAATGCACTTTGCGTTAGCAATCTCAATCAGCTCTTTTCTTCTGTCTGGCGATGCATATTCTTTTCTTAGGACCTCTTGAAACTTCGTTAGAACTTCATTGTCTTCTGCTGCCTTTTCCATTCGCTTAATCTCTCGAATGTCTTTTATGCTTGTCTGATTTGTGATCAATACATAATCTTCTGGATCCATCGTTAGCATTTCAGATAGTCGGCTTTTCCCTAAACCAATGAACTCTTCTCTTAATTCCAGACTATTCCCACCAACGCTGTATTTATCGTTGATCGCCATGAATCGGCTTGTTGGAGATTTTGTTAATCCAAGTTCTTTTTCTGCAAATTCAAAGATCGTATTATATCCATCCTGCCTGTATGCTTCTGTATCTCTGATCTGTTTTAGTCTGTAGCCGATCGCTACAAAACTTTCTGCCAGATGATTGAGTCGTCTCTTGATGTCTTCTTTGATGCTTATATACTCATTTAATGTGATCTGATGATATTCTTCCATTATGCTGCCCTCTTTCTTGCTCTTCTCTCAATTACTCTCTTGAACCCTTTTACAAATTTGTGTATTTCCTCTGGCACTGGATTATTGTGTCTGTTGTTATATGCTCCGCGGTATTGCACAATCTCCATGTCTTTTACTTCCATTGTGTAATATGATTGATCCTCTTCTCCTTTCTTTCGGATAAACAGGATGTCTGTTTCACCTTTCATAACACTTTTTACATATGATCCTACACAATGATGTAAATTCTTTCCTTCATCTACGATCGCCTTCAGATTTTCAGGAACTATGATCTTATATTTTTTCGTTTCATAGTTGTACAATTCCTTCATTCCAGGAATACGTTTCTTGTACTGCTGCTCTTTTTCGTTATCATGCTTTACTTTGAGCATTTCTGCTAAATCATCGTGCTTGTCTTCAAGTTCCCTTGGAAATAACACCGCCTTATCTTTCATGTTATAACCTAATTCGTCAGCCATTCTTAGATAATCCCACCATGTCCCTGCATCATGTCCTTTTTGGGTATAATGGGCTATTTTAGTAATCGTTGTGTATAGTTTGAGTCCTTCGATATAATTTCCTGCATTGGACAGAGCAATAATCTCATCATTTGACAATTTCCCATATGGATCATTTCGCATTACTCTGATTTCATTTATTCCAAAATCATAGTCTCTTGCTTTTCTCATGTTAGGCTTTGTAAGTCCTAAAACCTCATGTAATTTTGTTCCTTTGTATAAATATCCTTCATACCACCATGCCTGCCGTGCTAATTTTCTCATGTTTGCCTTGATCAAAAGTTCCATTTCTGGATTCTTCCTGTAATTTTCAACGATCATTTGATATCTCTCTCGTTTCCCCTTCCAAGATGCTACAATATCAATCCCACTATATTCTAAACACGTTCCTTTAATTACCTGTTTGATATTTCTTGTATAGATCCTTGCTTCTCCATGTTGTACTCCGTAATTTGCATCACGCCATTCGTGTCCTGTGTAAGTAACATTGTTATATAACTCATATTCTTCTTCGATAAACCATATGTAATAATCTATAGTCTTTGTTTTTTCTTGATTTTCTGCATATGATCCTTTTATTACTATACTTTCGATCGCTGCAATTCCAAACTTTGTTTTTTGGAATCTTACAACTCGCATTCTTTCTTCAATCTTTGGTTGTCTGCCTGCTGCCTTGAATACGATCTTCTTTTTACAATTCGGACAAGTGCCTTTCATGTTATGTGTTATTTTTATCTTTTTTCGGTCAAATTTTGCAGTTTTTCCACAATATCCACAGTACCCTGTTGAATATTTATAAAACAAATATGACTCCATTTGATTCGATGCCCACAAACTCATTTGATCCGTATATGGTCTGATTTCTGCAAGATGTTCTTTTATTTTCTCGTTTCTTTTTTGCTCACGTCTTTCTGCTTTCTTTCCACAAATTCGATCTTGATAGTGTTCAATCTGCTGCCCTGGATCTCTTATACATTCCCATTCTGGTTTTGTTTTCTCATAAAATTCTGCCAGTTCTTTGCGTTCTTTTGTGCTTAATTCAAAACTTGCTCTGAATACATTATTAGATGCCCAGTTATTTAACCTCTTTTTATTCCATCCAGTTCCTTCAATGTAATTTGCAAACTCGTTTTCTCTCAAGCAAATCCGCACATTGATATTATTTGTTTTTCTGTCAATTAGCTTTCCGTCGATCATGAAACAATCGTCTAGCTTATGAATTTTCTCTTTTCCAAACGGAATCATTTCTATTGCTTTCTTTTTCATGCTCTGACACCTTCTTTGTAGTATTTCTCCACGATTTCAAACACATCTTTGTCCCTCATAACTACGCAATTGCTTCCAGACTTCTTCCGCTTTCTTGCCTCATTCTCTACTGCCTTATAAGCTTCTGTTAACTTCTTTCCCTTCTTTCTGATGGCGATCGCTATTTTTTCATCTTTCTCTGCTTCGGCTTTCAGAAAATTAGCAATAGATTCCAAATACCCATTCTGTCCTTTTGCTTCTTTGACTTCCATGTCTAGCTTTCCGACTGCTGCCATTAGACTATCTGTGATAAAATCAATCTCTCCATTCCAGAACATCTCTGCTAATTCAGCATCTATGCCGTTTTCAGCACATAACTTGTCCAGATTTTCTCTTTCGCCTTCTTCCTTTAAGCTTCTAGCCACTGCATTGATCTCTTCTGCCGTCTCCATTTCTCCAAACATTTCAAACATGATCACACCTCCTAATACAATTTACCACCCATGATCGCACGTACCGCATCTTCAATCTCATATTTTCCGTCATGACTTTCAGCGCTTTCCAGACGTTTATATAATTTCTGTTTACTTTTTCGGTTCATTGGACAACATAGATCTACGATCTCATCTGCTGTCTTTCTTTTTGTGCCCAGTTCAGCAAATAATGCATTCTGAACGCTTTGTTTTAAGAAAACATCTGTGTTTCTGCACATATGTGGTCCACGATTTCCTTTATGTAGGCCTGTTGGTAATTCGATCATGTTGTAGAAGAAGTCACATCCACCTTGGCTTTTAAACACGATATGGTGTTTCTCCATGATCCCGACTTTTTCTTCGTCTGTGAATCCACCTAGGAATTCTTCTAATTCGTAAATGTACATAAACTTTCCTCCAGTTCTTCTTTACATTCGTAGTGATCTAGTAGATTGTTGTCTGCCGTTACGTGGTTTGTCTTTTTAAAGATATAGATTTCTTTCCATAGGTCCACGTTGGCGATCTCTTTTCCTGCTTTTGTTTTCCATTCATGTTCTGCATACACTCTCGTAGTCTTTAACATCCGTGTGAAATAATCTGAATCCGCATGAATTCTTATTTTGTAAGGTTGATTCAACTTAATTCTTCGCAGTGCCATCACTACCGCTTCGGTTGTAATCCGGTTTGTTGTTGTCTCTTTATCTGCTCCTGTGACTTCTAAGGTGCATACTTCTCCATCGGACTTTACAAACTCTAACACGGATTTATAGACTGCTGGACCTTTTCCCCTGCTATGAGTTAATGTATGTATATAAATGTCTATTTGTTTCATTCTTTCCTCCTATGTATTTTTACTTGTATATATCGCAAGAACTGGTATCCATCTTCTGTGAATCCAGAATAAACACTCTGTTGATCGATATAGTAGCCCTTTTGTGCGATCGGTTTTCTTCGGAAGAACTTTCTTTCTAAGATTATTTCTTTCTGAGGTTCAGGGATTCTCAAATTCTTTGACGGGGAATATCTTCGTGGAAGTTTCTCTCCTTTCTCTGTTACTTCTTTGATCAGATAGGATGCCAGTTTTCCGTACTGACCTGTATTATCTAACAAACTTACATATACTGACCCGTGCGGCCAGCATTCTCTTAATGTTCTGCTGTCTATTGAATTAATGACCAGATGATGATGTCTAGCTCCTCTTTTTCCGATCTCAAAAATATGAACAAATTTAAACTCTTTCCCCTGCTTTCTGTATTCAGCTCTTAACTTTCTTAAGAACTTTTTCTTATCTTCCTTCATCTGATCATATTCCGGCTTTGTTCCTGCATAAGATAAACGGATATGCATGTCTCCGCCTTTAAAATTTTCATTCAGCAGCCATCTTAATTTATCTGTTGCTTTTCTTACATTTATTTTATGTTGAGATTCTTTTGTCTTTTTCTTTCTCTTTTCTCTCTTACATCCTTTGGGATGTACTCTTCTGCTGTAATATCTCTGGACTTCTTTCGTTAGTCCTGCCCTTACTGTCATTTCTATGTATGGCATTTCATTCTCCTTTTGTTCTAAACTTAATACCTTTAGCAAGTCTAATTAGCGGTATTGCAACCGCTCTTTTTCTTGCCTTTATGTGGAGAACTTGATATAATATTTATGGAATAATTTTCTCGAATAGAGAGATAAAAATCAGAACTCACTTTAGTTGGTGAGTTCTTTTTTATGCTCTTTTACTATCTTTTCAAGTTCCTGTAAATCTTCACAGATGTCTTCATATCTGCCTAATTTATTCACTACATCCCCAATTAGGCAATTATTATCCTGTCTGATCAGGGATGCTCTATATGTATCACTCTTATGATTTTTCATTGTTAATCTCATTTAAGTTTTCCTTTGTCAGTGTCAAATTTTTATGATATACTATTTTTGTGTTAGACTATTAATATCTGTGCCCATTGGAGTTGCCGCTCCGTGGGCACTTTTTTCTTTTATCATGTCCCTTACAGCCATGTATGCTGCAAGCTCTCTTGATTCCAGATGCACAACAGTTTCATTAGAATTTTGTTCTGCATATTCGACATTGCGATTTTGTGCTTCAATCATTCCATCAAGCTCTTTTAGAATTTCTTTTTCGTCGATCATCCTTATAAAACTCCTTTCCCCATGTCAATTCAACTGCTACAACTACTAAGCATGCAACTACTATCCATTTATAACCACCAATGATCGTTAGTACGATAGCTGTAACTAAATTTGCTTTTGCTTCAAAACTCATCTCACGCTCCTTTCTCTGGTTGATATAAAACACCTGTTACTTCCCAAAAAAGTTTCGGACTGATGTAATAATTAATCTTCTTACTTCCTGGTTTTCTAAACGCATATCCAATAGGAAGCCATCCTGCTTCAATGCCTGCTCGAATAAAACATGCATCTTTTCCCATCTTCTTTGCTGCATATGATACCGGTACATTGCCTTCTGGAAACTGATATGTAATGACCTTTGTCAATAGTAAATTAACAGAAATCACAACAAATTTTTATTTTATTGTTTCTGAAGATATCCAGAAAGAGTTCCGATGTATCAGTTCCCGGCATTGGCCACTCTGATATACGTGGATTGGTTACCAACAGGTCAATGGTCCGCCGCGAACTCTAGCTGTCTCCCTCACGTGGATCACAGATATTACTGTGCCAACAGAGTTTCCTCGTAGATAGTTCAAACCTAAACATGTTCGAAACTCTTTCGGGATGCCTTCAGTTGCAACTTTAATTACAGGCTGGATGATGTATGCGGCAGAGACCGGCTTACATCATCTTGATTATCATTTATAGCACATCGATCAGTATGTCAAGACTACACAGTACCGCCTTTGGCGGCTTGGTCTTGATATGGTGATCGATGTGTTATATTTATATTAGTAAATATTATCTGTCATCATTCCCCATATGAAACAAGCAAGCTCTCTTGCAATTGCTGTTTTTGCAATATTATATTTCTTGCCATCTTTCAGAACCATCTTATAATAGCGCCGTCTCAGACGCTCATTTGCCCTGTCTGCATAATTGATTACCTGCGGTGAATTTCCCGCCTGTCGTGATCTTAAGACTCTTGATTTATATCCGATCTTTCCACGGGTATAACTTTGTGCGGATTCTACCAACAGTCTGCGTACATGGGTATTCCCTGCTTTTGTAATGCCAAGTCCGTTTCTGTCATCGCCACTGGAATGCTGTCCAGGTACCAATCCAAGATACCCTGCAAACTTTCGTGCAGATACAAAACGCTGAAAGTCTCCAACTTCAACAATTACAGATAACGCAGTATGTGTCTTGATTCCTAGAAAACAGGTTAACTTACTGACAGATTCTGTATACTCTTCTTTGGATGCTAGTTCTTCAATCCTCTGATCCAGACGGTTCAGTTTATCTGTCAGAATTGTATAAGTCAGCAGATATTCATCCAGGATCTCTTTGTAAAGCCCTGCTGGTTTTAATGATCTCAGCCATTTCACATGTTTTGCTGTCCAGTTACCACTTCCATCATACTGATAACCCTGACGTAAACAGAAAGAAAGGATCTGTTGTTTGATCTTTTTCAATTCCGCTTTATGATCATCACGCATACGGATGAATTCTTTTGTCTGATTATCTGTTTCCGTTGGAATATGTACCGGACTGTAATTGTGCTGTGCCAAGGATCTGGCAATGATCTCCGCATCTCTTTTGTCTGTTTTGATCCGTCTTTTGCTTCGTTGTTCGAGCATTGTAGTTGGTGCAAGGATCACACATTCCACATTAAAATTTTCCAATTGATGATACAAAGAATACCCAAGGCATCCTGCTTCGTAGCCACACACAAATCTTGTATCCTCTCCATATATAGTGCGAAGAAATGCAAGATATCTTAATACATTCTTGTAACTGGCTGGTGTTCTCTGGTAATGAGATGCCTTTTCATCTTCATATTTGCAAGAACAAAGAGTAAAACTTTCCTTATGAACGTCCATTCCTACGTAAACTGTGTTATAATTCATATAATGACCTCCAATTTGTATGCGGTAATCCCTGTTACCATTGTTAGTTTTCAATTCATAGTATACAGGTAAATCCACGATCCTACAAACTTGGGGGTCATTACATATTGTCTCC